TCGGCGGATGTTCGTCGGAACCCATTGGGCGTTGTTAGTGTCGCGCCGCTGGTGTACAAGCCTGAGTTGAAGCGTCCCTTCGGCCATTCGCGGATCACGCGCGCGTCGATGGGGTTCGTTGATTCGGCGCTGCGGACGATCGTGCGTGCAGAGGTTTCGGCGGAGTTCTATTCGGCGCCTGAGTATTGGCTGTTTGGTGCTGACGTGTCGGCGTTCCAGGGTTCTGACAAGTGGACTGCCGTGATGGGACGGATCAAGGCTCTCGAGACGGATTCGAATAGTGCGGGCGATAAGCCGGATCTTCACCGGTTCGCGGGCGCTTCTCCGCAGCCGCACACGGATCAGCTGCGCATGTGGGCGAACCTGTTCGCTGACGATCAGGACATGGACGTGAAGTTCGCGGACAGCGCGAACCCGTCGAGTGCTGATGCGATCTTCGCGGCGAAGGAAACGCTGATCACTGTGACGCGGGATGCGAACACGGTTTGGGCTCAGGGCGCGGTTGAGGCGATGACTTTGGCGGTTCGATTGCGCGATGGCCTGGATTCGGTTCCCGATGATCTGCGGCGGCTGAGTGCTCAGTCGACGGATCCTGCTGTGGTTTCGCCGTCCGCTCAAGCGGATGCGTTTGTGAAGAAGGCTGCTGCGATTCCGGAGCTCGCTGGTACTGAGGTTGGTCTGGAGATGGCTGGGTTCAGTCGGGAGCAGATCAGTCGTTACCTAGCTGAGGTGCGGCGCAATCAGGCGGGTTCGCGGTTGACGCAGCTTGTTGAGGCGGCTCGGGGGTTGCGTAGTGGCGACAGCGGCGCAGGTGGCGGAGTTCCGTCAGGCGAATCGGTCTCTGACGGTGCTGGCTCAAGCGCAGCTACGGGACTTTCTCTCTGACGTCAGGTTGGAGTCGGATCCGGTTGCGGTACGTGAGGCGCTGCTGGTGTTCTTTCCGGAGCTCGTAGCGGCTTATGGGGATACGGCAGCGCTCCTCGCGGCGGACTTCTATGACTCGCTGCGGGATGCTCCGGTTTCGGCCGCGTCTTTCAATGCCGTCCTGGCTCGCCCTGTGGACGAGGACCAGGCCCGTGGATCGGTTCGGTGGGCGGTGGGCTCCCTCTTCGGGGACGAACCAGATGCCTCCGCATTCGTCGCGGCCATATCGGGATCCGCTCAAAGGTTGATCCTGCAGCCCGGCCGGGACACGGTTTGGTCGAACGCGTCGCGCGATCCGGTGCGTACCGCCTTCGCTCGGATCCCGGTCGGTGTCACCTGCCGTTTCTGCACGACGATCGCTTCCCGAGGGTTTGTGTACTCCACGTCTCGGGCCGCTGGCGAGTCAAACAAGTGGCATGACGAATGCGACTGCGTGATTGTGCCGGGGCGCGGCGCTGCGGACTATCCCGAGGGTCACGACCTGTCTCGGTACGTGCGGCTCTATGAGTCCGGTTCGGGCATCGGCCGCGATCTGCCCGCGGGCTGACCGAGTTTTTGTACTTCCTGTCACTGCGATGGTGGCGGGTCATTTGCGGTGCGATGCCGCGTGTTTAAGGAGAAGGTGCGATGCCTGAGAACGAGACCGTAGTCGCTGATCCCGATGTCCAGCCTGGTGCGACGCCGGCTGACGAACTGGGGGAGAAGGGCGTTGCTGCTCTTAAGTCGGAGCGTGACGCCCGGAAGGCTCTTGAGCGTGAGAGGAACGAGCTCGCCGCGAAGGTGAAGGAGTTCACAGATCGCGATAAGAGCGAATCGGAGCGGATGCAGGAGCAGCTTGTCGAGCTGACTAAGCGTGCGACTCAGGCCGAGCGTGATCGTGCTCGCCTTGCCGTTATCGCGAAGCATCAGATCCCCGAGGACTACCAGGACCTTGTTCAGGGCGAAGACGACGACGCACTGACCGCGTCAGCGTCAAAGGTTGCGGCGCTGGTCGCTGCGACCGCTTCTCCTTCTGACCGGGCGACGCTCCACATCCCCGATGAGGGCGGTCACCCGAACCTCGCACTGAATGGCGACGGCATCGAGTCGGCGCTTCGGAAAGCACTCGGCATCAACCCGTAGCGGGTGGGCCGCAAACTCTAGGAGAACAACATGGCTGTTTCTGCAGCAACTCGTACCAGCGACTTCGCTGGTTTCCTCAAGCCCGACCAGGCTGCCGCGTACTTTGAGCAGGCACGCCGGTCTTCGACCGTGCAGCAGCTCGCCCGCCAGGTGCCGCTCGGCATCAACGGTGCGGAGATCCCGGTTGTCACCTCGAAGCCCACCGCTGGGTGGGTCGCTGAGGGTGGGCAGAAGCCGGCGACCAATGGCGCGCTGTCGCTCAAGACGATCACCCCGAAGAAGCTCGCCGCGATTGCGGTTGTTTCGGCTGAGGTCGTTCGCGCGAACCCGGGCAACTACATCAACATCCTGCGAGACGACATCGCGGAGGCATTCGCGATCGCCTTTGACGCTGCTGCACTGCACGGCACGAACTCGCCGTTCGGTGCCGGCAACAACATCGATGCGACCACGAAGACCGTCGAGCTCGGAACTACGGCGAAGGCGAACGGTGGCATCTACGGCGACATCGTCGCTGGCCTGGGCCTGCTGGTCAACGACAGCAAGAAGCTGACCGGGTTCGCGTTCGACCGCAAGGTTGAGCCGACGTTCCTGTCCGCTGTCGACAACAACGGGCGACCCCTGTTCGTTGAGACTCCGCTCGAGGACACCGCTTCGGTCGTCACGCCCGGTCGTCTCATCGGCCGTCCGGCGTTCATCGGTGACGGAATCTCGACGGCGGTTGTTGCTGGGACCCCGAACACTGGCGGCATCGTCGGCTACGGCGGCGACTGGTCGCAGGCGGTCTGGGGAACGGTCGGTGGCATCAGCTACGACGTGTCGACGCAGTCCACGGTGACCATCAACGGTTCGCTGGTCTCTCTGTGGGAGAACAACCTTGTCGCGATTCGCGCTGAGGCCGAGTACGGCTGGCTCGTCAACGACGCCCAGGCGTTCGTCGAGTACACCAACCACACGGCCTGATGGCTCGCCTGACCCTTCCTGATGCGGGAACGGTGGTGACCGTCCAGGGCGAGCTTGAAGGTGTCTACCGGTCGAGGGGCTGGGTGGACGTCGAAGCGCCCGAGAAGCAGGATGAGCGGCCGCGTCGAGGCCGCCCGAGGAAGTCCGAGTAACAGTGTGGGGCCGGTGTTCGTGCCGGCCCCACACGGCGGGGAGTAACTATGTCCTGGACTAGCCCTACGGACGTCACGGGCGCGTGGATCGGCGAGGGAGCCCCGACCGATCAAGCGAAGATCCAGAAGTGGATCGATAAGGCGGAGCGGGAGATTCGGTTTCGCGTGCCCGATATTCAGGCTCGGATCACCGCCGAGGCGCTGCTGCTCCCGCCGGCCACGGACCTGGTCGATACTGCCAAGGACGTAACTGTGTCCATGGTCACCCGCGTCTTTCGGAACCCGGAAGGCATCCGCCAAACGAACGAAACCACGGGCCCTTTCACCGCTTCTCGGACGTACGGCGGTGATGTTCCCGGTGGTCTGGGCATCACCGCGGACGAGCTCGCGAAGCTTTCGAGTGCGCGCGGGGGAGCGTTCGAGATCAACCTGATCCCTACGCACTCCCCATTCCACCCGGACTATGTGTCTCCGTGGGCGAACGCATGATTGGCGAGACGATCACTGTGTCGAGGCCGGGTGTGCCGACTGGGGCATATGACGAGCAGGGTAATGCGGTTCTGTCCGCATGGACGACGTTTGAGATCGAGGGTGTTGCGCCGGCTCCTGGCACGGCGGCTGAGCAGACGGAGCCGTATGGTCCGCGGTCAACGAATGCGTTCACGCTGTATCGGCGTGGGGATCTTGATCTTCGCGTGAACGACATGGTGACGCTGCGGGGGAGCTCGGGTTGGCAGGTGGTCGGTGATGCCGTACCGGTCGACTGGGTGAACCCGTACACGACTGCTGCGGCTGGTTCTGTGGCTGAGGTGCGGAGGGCGTCCTGATGGCTCGTGTCCAACTGAAGCCAGCACGTTCCGCCCGTCGGGTGATCCGCGAGATCGCGCTGTCGGACGAGATTGCCTCTTCGCTGCGCCCCATCGCGCAGGCTGTGTTGTCGGCCGCTCAGAGCGACCCGAATGCGCGTTACGTGTCTCGGTTGAGCATCCGCCAGCATCGGTCGCGTGGCCCTTTGGGGCGTGTGTCGTGGCGGGTCGGGTGCGAGATTCCGGAGCTTGGTCTGCGGGTTGAGGCTGAGCGCGGGACGTTGGCTCGAGCATTGGGGGCGGCAGGTGCTTGATGTTCTGTTCCCCGTTTCGGACGGTGCGATTGCTGACCGCATCCGAACTCAGTTGTCCTCGTGGGTTGGCCTGATTGTTCAGCGTCAACGCCCTGAGCAGATGCCTCGCCGGCTGGTGACCGTTCGCAATGATTCGGGGCCGGCGGAGGATGTCCGTTCGCTGCGCCGCTACGGGATCAACGTGTGGGCGGACGACGTCCTAGAAGCGGAGAAGATCGCGCTGGACGCGATGAAGGCGTGCCGTGCCCGCATGGGGCCGGTGGTGCACACAGATGAGTTTACGGGCCCGTATGAGGTTCCCGATGATCCGGCGTACACGGTCGCCGGCAAGACACTTACCCATTTCTACTTTGCGTTTCGGGCGACCGTCCGAGGCAACTGACCCACATCGCCGCGGCCTCCCACGTGGCTCTCGATCGAGGAGATTCACATGGCTGGAAAGAACACCGAAGAGGTGTACATCGGCGTTGATGGGATCGTGGCAACGGGTGTCTTTGGCACTGCTGCAGCACCCACTGATGCCAC